AGATAAACGATTAAGTTGTAGCTTATTAACTGCATAAGCTAAGATGACTTTTTTTTCATCTGCTTTCAGTTTTCTTACAGCATTACTCATTGTTTTCCTTTTGTTAGTGTTAAGTAATATCTTGTCTTATCATATCCCATATAAACTACAAGCAACATTAGTGTCCATTTTGGGTTGTGTTCATAATGGGTCGTCCACAGACAAAACTAGAACAAATTAAAAACAAAGTTCAAACTTACTACATCAAACAACAGTAAGATGTAGATAACCCACAATGGCGAGGTATATAAAAATAATCCAACCATTACCACGAGCAAGTATAAACGACAGTTTTGCCGTCCTTGATTGCCTCTTTACAGAACTTCAAGAACTTTAAGTCTTGCGATTTATATTCTTTCACGCTTTGTTCTTGAAATTGCTGACCCCAAAAGAATCCGTCAGGTGTGAACGAGTTATGGAAATTAGATTTTATTTCTTTTTCTAAATCCTTGACGACATCTTCGGTAATATAAACTTCATCATATCCGTTCATACCTAGATGTGACATATCAAAAGGGTTAAACTCTTCGTTCTTTTCCTTTTCCTGTTCTTTCTTTAGTCGTACCTCGTTTTGTTCTTCAAACTTTTTATTCATAAATGTTTGAAGTCTTGCGTGCTTTCGCCAAACGAAAACATCTCTTTGCTCGTCTTGGCTTTCTTTCTCATCATCAGAATAGTATTTTTTCCAATCTATCTTTCTATTACGAAGATGAGCATATTGGTCTAGTCCCATATTATTCTCCTTTGTTATCTCCCTTGTCTTATCATATCCCACCGATAAGTCAAATAAAAAATTTAACACACAAGCCGTGCCACGCTGGTCAGCGATGCAACTTTAGAATCATTCTAAACTAAATCCTATCCTAACGAGAACGAGCGAGAGCTTCACCAGAAGTGTGTGCCTGTCAGCACCAGGAGCCCCAGCAGGGGCAGCATAGCATTCGGGTACAAAACGAGCAGCAACACGAGGAACGCGATCACGCAATCCTCCATCCGTCAGTAACGAACACATCACCACGGATGTCTTGAATGGCATCCAGCTGCACCTGCAGTCCTTGAGCAATTAGTTCTCTAGCTTTGTGATTCGTTTTAAACGAGTTGTTGAACAAACCCTCTTCGTTTACGACCATCTCCTTCAGCGCTACAGATCCAGGCAGATCCTGCGATGCTGCAGGCATGGCTGCGTTAACTATTTCGATAGGTCCCTTCACGAGCTTCTGCATCTCATCTAGATCTTCTATCTTTCCCTCTATCACGGTCACTGAACCGTCATCTTTAATTACATGTGTCTTCATTGTTATCCTTTCGTTGTTGTTAACGGGCCAAGCTCAGGCCTGCTTTAAAAGCTATCCTGAGATTAAGCGCTTTGCAGACATGGCCCGCTGTAATAACTCTGAGTCAAGTCGGCCAGGGTCCGCGTAGGTCTGGCTTTCCCCCGTTACTTATCTGGATAAAGGACTTAATCTTCAGGGTCGACATATACATAAGATACGATGGGAGATATGTCAAGAAGAAAGTTCAGGTATTTTCGTATGCCATCTCCCAGATCCTGAGGACTGCTAATGGTATCACTTCATTACCATACTCCTTTCCTGAAACGAGAACGAGGACTGTGCTGCACCAGCTCCTGAAGGGGGCTCAACGGAAAACAATGATAGAAAAGTTGGCCCCCGAGAACGAGAATAAACGAGAATTAGATACCAGACAAGTCCTGGCTGGTCAGGCTTCCCTGATGCATTTCTATTTCTTTAGCGATCCGTTGATCTTCGGCACGAGAACGAGAACGAGCTTCAGGATCCAGCTGCAGGAGATCCCAGATGCCATGCTGCACCAGCGGCCACTGTACGGGAAACGAGAACGAGCAACGAGGTTTCAGTAAACGAGGATCAGTAATCGCGGACAACGGTCTGTACAGTTTCAAACTCTTCTCCAAGAGGGTCTCATTGCAGATAATAACTATACCACCGTGTTTGATTCGTTTGTTTATCCAACTAATTTGCCATTTAGATAGCTTCGGATATCCAACTCTGTCCGATTTAAGTTCCAACCAAAACTCTTTAGCTTTCCAACAACCGTTTATGTCAGGAATACCATTGATAGTATTGGATTCTACACGGATTAAATGAGGTTTTGTTATGTGTTTTTTAATTCTTTGCCAGAGCTTAGACTCACGCTTCTTCATAAATTATTCAGATCGGTTTAATACTCTTTCCATCTTTGTTACGCTGGATCTAAGTAAAACATTCCTGTCGGAGAATACTGCTGATTCTGAATCATACGAGGCAAATGTCCATACATGTTTGTTGTCTTTTGCAAATATAAAAGCGTGTGTAATCATCTTTGCGGGCTTAAGTTTTTTAACTTCACTAGCTTCTGCATGCCCCGCATCTCCGCATGGATCGAGCCAATATATTCTATAGTAATAGTATTTTTTATCGCCAACGACCGCTTGTTTGTATTTACTTTTTTTCCGTCTTAACATGTATCTTACCTATATTAATATTGAGGTCAGCGTTATGCACCTCATTAAAAACAGTTATGAAGGAAGTCCAATTATGACTCTTTAGATAATTTTTTTGCTTCTGGCTCAACTTCGATCGTTTTGGCGTTGAAACCATCGATCTTGTTTGAAAGCTCACTAAGTTTCTTTTCAAGCTCTGCACGCGACATACCCTCCAATCCTGATACTTTTACTTCTTTCTTATCAACATATAAACCAGCCAACTGGCCTGATCTAAATTCTGCATTTATAGCTGATGCATATTGTTTATCTGCAAACGCATTGTCAGCATATTTTTCTAATCTTTTGTATCTTCGTAGTCTGTCTTTCTCGTACTTAGCTTTTGCCTTTTCAAGCTGTTGATCTAAGTATTTGACTACATGTGGATTGTGTCTTCGTAAGGTAAGTCTACTACCAATATCTGAAAAATTTTTATCATTCTTAGCTTCATATCCCGCTCTCTTACAAGCTTCAGCTTTTGTTATTTCACCCCAGTTAGCTACAAGAATATCTACAAACTTTCTTTGCTTTGGAGTTAAATCATCTACAGTTCTAAGTGCTTTTGCTTTTAATGCCATTAGTTATCTTTTTTACCTTTTAAAAGATTCTCACCTTTTTTTAAAAAAGCTTCACCTCTTTGGTCTAAACTTTTTCTGTATTTAGTAATATTTCTAGCACCTCTTTTTAGAGAAGCTTGAATACTTCTTGGAGCATTTTTAACTGCTTTACCGCTAAATGATAATGCCTTTTTTATTATGTCTGCTTTTTGACCTTTTACATCTAATTTTTTAAGAGATTTCAAAAAACCTGATCTTGGATCACTGGCTTTCGTAGAGCTATACAATTTATCAACTTTTCTTATCATGTCGCTTTTTAGATTTTTATATAAATCAGATTTCATAAAGGCCTTGATTGCTTTACCACCAGTTCCCTTAATTAAACCACCTGCAAAATATTTATGACTTTTCATAGTTTTATATACCTGTCGGGGTGAGTGTTATCAAGATCACAAGTGTCTTGAGTTTTGCCACTCACCGCAAATTCTATTATATAGATTATTTTAACCCCCGACTAGGTTGCCCAAACCAACATTTTTGCACTACGCAAGGAAATATTGATATTGTGGTGTATCCAGATACACCACGGATACACCTACAGATACACCTTAAAATCGATTATAAGTGTTGGTATATAACAATAATAATCATCAGATACACCAGATACACCACTTTTGACCTCTGATTAAAAAAAGTGCATAGGGGTCTAGATAATCTATATAGTAGATTTTTATATTCTTTGGTTTAGACGGACGAATTCGTTGATTTAGACGGACGAATACTATACAATTATGGCGTTATATAACATCATTTCTTGTTATCTTTTAGGCCGTGGAGGGAGACTGAAGCGGCCTTTTTTCGTTGTCCGTTGTCCCTTTTCCATATATACTGTAGACAGATCGGAGGAACAATGACATAACTATGGTCGATAGGGTAGCATGCTCTCTCGACATCTTTTCCCCTAGAAAAGGTTATTACATGTTACCCTATCTTAGTTACTTATGAATTTTGACGATTTTACCTTTTTTATAATTACCGCTCTTACCTGCACACTTATATTTGCCTGGCTATTTTTCGGTGCATGAAAATAATTAAAGATTTTTTAGATCCAAGCATATTAAAACAAATGCAACAGTTAGTCTTTTCAACTGATTTTCCTTACTTTTATGTACCACACATAGGGTCAGCAACAGATCAATCCGACTTCATGTTTACCCACATACTATTCTTAGATAACAAACAGAACAGTCAATACTTCAATAATCTAGTTTCTCCAATACTAGGTAAACTTAATTTTAATTTTTTACTCAGAGCTAAACTAAACTGTTACACTAAAAAAGATAAGTTTATATATACAGATCTACATACGGATATCAAAGATCCCCATACAGTAGCTATCTTTTCCTTAAATACATGTAATGGCTTTACTTATTTCGAAGACACTAAAGAAAAAATACCGTCCATCGAAAACCAGGTATGTATCTTTAATGGCAGCAGAAGACACTGCAGCGTTTCTCAAACAGACGCAAATTTAAGAGTAAATATAAATATTAATCTTTCGTAGGTTTTAAACTTAGCCACCCTGTAACAATAGTTTTCTCATGACTTAATGAGATCTGGCCTCTATGCGTATGAGTCCACGGTGCAGGCCAAATTAGAGTTACACCTCGTTCACAAGGCACAGTGATGTTCTGAGTCATAAACTCAGTTCCTGCATTAGGCGTATCAGTCAAATAAGTCATAAAGACCAAATGTCTTCGCAACACAGCAGGTTCTCCATTGTTCTCCTTATGCCACATATAAAACCCCTCGCTAGGTCTGTAATGTTGCAAATTGTAATCTTCCAACTCAAGTATTCCATGCATAAGTCTAGCATTATTAAATCTATCAAAATATTTATTAAAACAACTACTTAAAACTTTTTGGTAATCATCCCACGGTGCAGCTTTTAAATGATTAGGTATACCCCATTGCATACAAACTTTAGAAACATCATTACTTAATTTATTCTGCAATACACTTCGCTCTCCTAGATGTATATTATTATCTTTCCATTTTAAGATAGCGTTTACAAGATCATCACTAATCTTGTAACAACCCATAAAGTAATTATCAGGATATTTTTTGTGTTCTATTACTTTTAACATTATGAAAAACTCTTATTAGTCTGTACCACTCTTTTTTATATTTAGGATCAAGGGTTCTCCAATAATCCCTTGCAGCTTGATCAATTTTAAGCGAAAGTGATGTAGGTTCCATATAACAAAAAGCCCCAAAACATAGACAGCCAAAAATAAACTGTTCTCTCCCAGTTTATTCTTAATTTAGCACATATTTCTTTTCGTATACTCATTTTGGTATCTTATCGCTGCATATATAACCAACAACTCGTTGGCCTTCGTATAAATGGTAGGATCTTCGACTAAAAAATGTGGTCTTAATCTCGTTCATCTTTACATTCTTTTGATACCATGAATAACAAGACTCGTAAATAGTTATATGCTTTGTTTCTATTTTTTCTCCACTAACCAAAATTAATAGGCCAATAACTAGTTCTTTCATCACAGTATCTCTATGTTTTCTCTTTCACCTAAATAATGATCTTGTATAAACTCAAAACTACAATTCCAAGATATAATAGATTTCCTTTGTTTACTGTTTGATATAGCGGATCTATGTATTAGATGACAAGGAAAAAATATTAAATCACCCTCTTTTACTTCGACCGTAAAGCATTTATTTGGATTATCAGGATAAAGTATTTCTGTTGTTGGTGCACTTTCTCCAAGCTCAAGATAGTATACACCCGTGTAATTACCACCATGTATATGCCAATTGTGGCTATCACCTACTACATATTGTTGATACCATATGTTGTGTGCAACAAATGATTTGTACCCCATATGTTGTACAAATTTTCCTAATGATTTTGTTAATGAATCTTTAATTAATTTGAACCATGGCCTGTCCCAATCAGCTTTACGGCCCCAATCTGTTTTGAACATAGTTTCCTGAGTTCTTTGGGTAACACCATCTTGATCAAT